CCATCATGGGACTGGACCCTGCCATGGTCGGCAAGACTGCCGCTATCGTGTACGCGTTCGAACGGAACACAGGCTACCGCATGGTGCTGGACGTGTACAACATGCACGATCCGACACCCGCGAAGATCCGCGGACTGATCGAGGAGTGGGCAGTCAAGTATCGCCCCCTTGAGGTGCGTATCGAGATCAACGCCTTCCAGAAGGCATTCGCCCTTGATGAGGATCTCAGGCAGTGGCTGGCCACCCGTGGTATCCAACTGCGTGAGCACTTCACAGGCAAGAACAAGTGGGACTCCAACTTCGGTGTCGCCTCCATGTCAGCCCTGTTCGGCTACCTGCGCGATGGGGAACCTGACGATTCGGCGCTGATCGAGTTGCCGTCACCTGAGAACAATGAGCATGTGAAGGCACTGATCCAGCAGTTGATCACCTGGAAACCTGACACGAAGAACCCGACCGACTGTGTGATGGCCCTGTGGTTCTGTGAGATCCGTGCCAAGGAGTTGATCAACCACGGAACCCACAGGACACACCACATGCCGAACAGGTATGCGACGATGCGTAACAACATGAACCAGACTGTCGTCAATCTTGACGAACTGTACTCTGAGCAGAATGTCATCTACATTTAGGGAACAACATGGCTTTGACTATCGAACAGATCGCGGACAAGGTTACTGCACTCAAGCACCGTAACTTCAACCGCGACGCGGCGATGCAGGACATCCTTGCCGTCCGCAAGGGGGAGATCTCCGGTATCGCGCCAGACATGTTCCCTGAGGGCATGCCGAAACCGATGGTCGCCAACTTCGTCGACGTCGCTGCCCGCGACATGGCTGAAGTGCTCGCCCCACTGCCGTCGTTCAACTGCTCGACATCGAACGTGAACTCTGAGCGGGCGAAGAAGTTCGCCGACAAGCGCACCATGATCGCCAACAACTACATCCAGACGTCGAAGTTCCAGTCACAGATGTACACTGGTGCCGACTGGTATCTCACCTACGCGTTCCTGCCGATCGTCGTCGAACCCGACTTCGAGAACCAGATGCCCCGCATCCGTATCGAGAACCCGTTGGGTTCCTACCCCGAGTTTGACAAGTACGGTCGCCTCGTGTCGTTCACGAAGCGGTACATCAAGACTGTGCGTGAACTGATCGTCGACTTCCCAGAGTATGAGGTTCAGATCCTCGGTGGATATGGGCGGGAAGACCACGACCTGAACTCGCAGATGGAGTTGGTGCGCTACGAGGACAAGGACCAGGTCATCCTGTACTTGCCTGACCGTGGCAACTTTGTCCTCACCTACGCACCGAACCCGATTGGGAAGATGATGACCGTGGTTGCACGGCGACCAGGTATCGACCCCGATGAGCCGCGAGGCCAGTTCGATGACGTGCTGTGGGTGCAGATTGCCCGCGCACGTTTCGCCTACCTCGCCATGGACGCTGCCGAGAAGTCCGTCATGGCACCACTGGCATTGCCAAACGATGTGCAAGAGTTTGCCTTCGGACCTGATGCCATCCTGCGTTCGGCGAACCCACAGTCTATTCGCCGTGTCGGCTTGGACATTTCCCCTGCCGCGTTCACTGAGCAGGCAGCCCTGCAGAACGAGATGCGTCTTGGCTCACGGTATCCCGAGGGTCGCTCCGGCGTCATCGACGCATCCGTCATCACAGGTCAAGGTATCCAAGCACTGCTCGGTGGTTTCGACACGCAGATCAAGGCGGGTCAGCAGATCCTGTCCGAGGCGTTCGAGGATGTCATCAGCCTGTGCTTCCACATGGACGAGGCACTGTTCCCCGCCACGAAGACCATGCGCGGCATCTACAACGGTGCTCCGTACGAGTTGACGTACACGCCGTACACTGACATCAAGGGCGACTACACCGTGCAGGTGCGGTACGGTCTCATGTCGGGTCTGGACCCGTCCCGCGCATTGATCTTCAGCCTTCAGGCTCTGCAGGCTGACCTCATCTCCCGTGACTTCGTGATGCGTGAACTGCCCTGGTCGATGAATGTCGTCGCAGAGCAGGAACGTATCGACATTGAGAAGATGCGCAACGCGCTCACATCATCACTGATGGCAATCTCGCAAGCCATCCCCGCGATGGCGACACAAGGTGCCGACCCATCGGAACTGGTGATGAAGATCGCTGACGTCATCGACATGAGACGCGGTGGGGTTGCAGTAGAGGATGCTGTCAAAAAGGTTTTCGCACCTCCTCCCCCACCACCACCTTCCCCAGTGGAGACGCCCCCAGCGCAAGGCCCGACACCTGAACAGTCGATGAGCCCGTTGGGTGAGGCCACCACTGGGGCTCCTGTTCCCCCACAACCTGAGGCTGTCGCGCAAGCGCAACCGCCGATGGATATCGGTACGATGCTGGCACAACTCGGAGGATGACAATGGATGAGGTTGATCGCGAACAGATCATCGACCTGATCAACCTCACAGTCAAGAACCACATCGACCATGAGGGTGCGATGTGTACATCCTATGTGCTGATCACCGAATGGGTTGACAGCAAGGGCGACTACTACACGTTCACTGTGTGTGACGAGAACTCGCCGCCGTGGCGGCACGAGGGTCTCGTGCAGTATGCCCTATCGAACGAGATTTACCCTACAGAAGAAGAAGGTGGTGAAGAGTAATGCCACGAGGCGGATATCGCAAGCCGAATAATCCAGCACCCGTGTCTGGCCCTGGAGCCCTCTCACGCCGTACTGATGGAAGCCCCACTCAGGGTTCCATGGAAATCCCCGCTGGGCAGTATGGTGAGCGTAAGCAGTTGCAGGAGTTACAGACATCGGCGAAGATGGCTGGTAGCAGCACACCCCAACGCAAGGTCATGGGTCTTTTCGACCCCGATACTCGACCTGATCTTCCAGTGACCGATGGTGCGCCTGTCGGTCCTGGTGCGAACTATGTGCAGCAACCAATCTCTCAAATGATCAACTCTGATGACCCCAATATTGTTATTCGCGCAGCGTACATGGCTTTTCCGTCTGAGTCGTTGCGTCGTATCGTTGAGATGCTCGATTCGGATGGACTGTGATGGCTGACAAGAACGTACCTAGCAACGAGCGCATCGGTCCTATTCGTAAAACGAAGGACATGCTGTTCATTCCGAAGGAGCAGTGGGAGAAGCCTAACGGCGTCAACCGTCCCATCGCGCATCAGGTGAACGCTGCCGAGGCTATGCGCATCGCCCGTACTTACGCTGAAAACAAGTTTGAGCAAACCCTTATTTTGCGTGACCTTTTCGGGCGCTACCCGAACATGTCGCCTGATGCCTCAGTGGCATTCTCGCGTCTTGGTCTCAATGCTGATTCCCCTGCTGTGGCAAACGCTGCCCACTATGACACGCTCGCAAAGCAAGTTCAGGGTTATGACGGCTACAAAGCGGCATCGTACGCTGATGTCGCTACCGCTCTCGATGCTTTGGATGTGAAGCCCGATAAGGCTGACATCAAGGATCACAATGACGCCCGCTGGTTCTCTGGCTTCAAGAACGTGACACGTCTGCTCACCGCTGGCTTGTTCGCACCGTTGCAGGCTGTCACGCAGTATGCGCGTGTCTACGCGCGCAACATCGAGCAGGCAAAAGAAGGTAACCGTGACTGGTTCACTGCCCTAGCCCCGACAAGTCCACTGTTGAACAAGAGCCTGTACGAGAACACTATCGCGTACCAGATGGTGATGAACGACAAGGATGCTGGGCAAGGTTACTTTCCAGGATACAAGTCTGATGCTGTTGTCGCATCCGAGCAGGTTGCCAAGGACACCCTTCTCATCAAGGGTACGAATGACATGGCATGGACCCTTGGTCGTGGCATCTCAGATATCTTCTTTGATCCTGAGGACAAGGCATTCAAGACAATGTCTGGCATCATCGATGCCACTATCGCACTTGTCGCTGATCCCACTATTGCTAGTGCAAAAGTCCTTCAGGCTCGCAAACTCAGCAAGTTGAGTGATGCTGCTGTCGCAGCGACAAAATCGTCGCGCACAGCAATGACGGATGCTGGTTTCGTTGACCGCTTGTCGAAGCGCCAGGAACAGGCACAACGCCTTCTTGAAGAATCAGACAAGTATCTTGCTGACATGAAGTCAAGTGTCATCAACGATTTGATCTCGATTCATGAGGGTGCTGTCGCCAGCAAAGGCACAATGCCTATGGATGAGGCTATCGCACTTGGCGAAAAACTCGGTGTGCCGAAGTTGCAGAAGGATTACGCCAAGGCTACCGCAGATTTGAAACTATTGCAGGATGCGGCAGCAGCCTCTGACCCTGTTGCTGCCGCCAAGGCAGCAGGTATCCGTTTCAAGGCTGGTGCAACCAATGACGAGATTGCCAAGAGTCTGAGGCGCCGCATCGCGGAGAAGCGTCGCGAGGTAAAGTGGACTGGTGACAGTCTCACCGACATCCTCGGTCGCCAAATCTACGGTGATGATCTTATCGCCGAGAAGGCGCTGCTTGATGAGGCTAAGACCCGTTATCTTTCCGATGAGGGCTACTCAAAGCGCATCGAAGCACAGATGGCTGACGCTGAAGAGGCGCGTAAGGTTGTTGAGGCTCACCGTGCTGGCTTGAAGGTTACCCCAGCAGATGCACGGCTGGAGCGCCAGAAGGCTGTCGAATGGTTTGCTGGTCCTCGTGCTCAGTTCTTCTTGGAGAGCATCGCAGATATTGACAATGCTGCTGAGATCAATCGTCTCACTAAGGGACGTTTCGGTGCTGAACTGTCGCACGATCTTGCCATGGCTAAGACTGTGGAAGAAGTAGAGGATGTCCTCCTACCGTTGCTCGGCATCAAGGTCGACACTCTCATGCCCGCAACGACTCTCGGTCGCTATCTTGTCAATGCCCACCCTACGCTTGTCATGCGTGGTGCCAACTCTGAGCGCTTGAACGCGGCATACGACAAGTTGAACAAGGTGTTCGGCCACCCGATGCAGCGCATGCCTAACGGTCGCTACGTTCACTTTGAGGACACTGAGGGTCTCACAGAGCAGGTTTCACGCTGGATGGCTTCAGCGCGTTTCTCGCAGGACGAGATCGATGACGTATTCAACCGTCTTGCAGCGACTGACGCTGCCGATATCGTGTCACGTCGCCGTATTGTGCTTGATACTCTTGATCAGACTCTTGTGCGTATTGCTGATGATGCTGGCGTGTCAGCCAAAAGCAAGCAACGTCTGAGGGAAGACTTGACTGCGTACGATAACGCACTGTACAACGAAGGTCAGTACCATTCAAGGAAAGTCGGCGAGACCAGCGGTTTCGATGTGCCGATCAGTGCCACAGAAACTGTGAGCCTGCGTGGTGTCCCGACCAGTGCTGCCCAACTTGCGCACGGTATCAGGCTTCCTGACGTTCAGGAGATTCGTCGTGCCACTGGTCGTGTAGCGCGTATGGCGCGCGTCCTCGACAAGCGTGTCGGTGAAGGAACAATGACTGAGGATGTCGCACGGAACATCATGCGTGGTTTCCGTGGCGTCAACAACTTCTTCAAGACATCGATGCTCGTGTTTCGTCCCGCATTCGTCGCTCGTGACATCATGGAATGCATGATCCGTCAGTACTTGTCTGGCGGTAGGACGATCATCAGCAATCCTCGCGAGATGCTTGCCACCATCATTACCAATCCTGTCGCTGCCCGCAAACTGTTGTCCAAGGCAAACTTGAAGAGTCTTGAGAAGGTTGACCCGTACAAGGTTGACGTGAACGGCAACTCGTTCAACTCGTTGAACTACAGTCCTGGCATCGATCAGGAGTTCATGAACTCTTTCACGCAGATGATGAACCAACGCGCCATCTCCAGTGATGCTCGTGTTCTCACACAGGGCATCAGGGCTAATGGTGAGTGGACGATGATTTCACTGAACAAGGACCTCGCTAATGCTAGTCAGTTCGCTGAAGACCTTGCTAGTGTCATTCTGCGTCACTATGCTGACCCGATCCACCGACTGATTGCTAAGGGTCCTGCTGGGCTTCCTGAGAAGTTGAGGAACCAGGTCACCAAGGGCAAGATGACTTTTGAGGATGCTGTGTCTCGCATGGTTGCGGAGAACAGGTTCGCTGGTGTGGACATGCTGCGAAGCAGCAGTGACTCGATGCGTCGTGTGCTGTCAACGCACAAGGGACGTCAAGAGTTCCTATTCAACAACGCAAACTCTGTGCGTAACCAGATCGAGCATAATATTGCTGGCATGAAGACACTCCAGGATTTCATTGCTGAAGGCAAGATCGTTGACGATGCTGGAAACGTACTGTTCGAGGTTGGTCAGGACTTTGCCAAGAACCACCGTTATTTGACTAAGATGATCAAGGATCAACTGGTCAAGAACGATGATTTTGCCAAGGCAGCACAGCAGATCGAGATCCCTTCCATGGCTCGTAACATGAGCAAGCAGGAAGGTTTGCGCAAACTGGTTGATGACTTCTTCGAGGTTGCTGCCCGCTCAACGAGTCGTGTCATCTACTCACCTGAGTACCGTGTCAAGTATTGGGACAAGGTTTCCGAGTTGGCTCCTTTGATGAGTCGTTCAACTGCACAGAAACTGCTCGGTTCCAGTTTCGCTAAGGAGATCAAGGACACGAAGGTTGTGTCCATTGCTGAGGACGGTACTCGTACTGAGGTGAACTACGCGAAGCACAATCCAGCATTCAACCAAGTAGTTGATGCCGCTAACGGCAAGTACACTGACGGTTTCTTGAGTGTCGATGAAGTGAACACTATCGCATCAGAGGCCGCTGCCAAGCATGTCGCCAACTTGTTCTATGATGCTGCCGAAAAGTCAAACCTCGTGAATGCCGCATCGCTCGCGTTGCCGTTCGTGAACGCATGGCAGAACACTATCCGCACTTGGGGCAAGTTCAGCATGGATCGGTACCGTTTGGCGACACGAGTCGTCCCAGCGGCAAGGCTCATGCAGACTCTACAGTCCCCAAGTTCCCGTGTCATCTACGATGTCACTGGCACTGAGGCACCGTACACTGACCCTACCGAGGGATTCATCTACTCCGACAGGAACGGCAACAAGCGTTTCACCGTTCCGTTCGCTGGTGGGTTGATGACTGGTTTCGGGATGTTCGGCAGCACCAACATGGGTAGCATCTCCACGTCACTGCAGTCTTTGAACCTCGCGTTCTCTGGTGGTTCACTTCCTGGCAGTGACATCGGTATTGCTCCTGGTGTCGGTCCGCTCGTGTCGTTCTTCTACCAGAACACGACACCAAACAGTCTGAAGTATGCGTTGCCTCCTGTCATTCGTGACATTGTGGAACCGTATGGTCCTAAGCGTTCCGCTGCCGCTATCGAGAACTTCGTTCCTGGCTGGTTGAAGAACTACTTGTTTGGTGCTGACGCACAGCAGGTTGCCAAGTTCTCCAAGGGCATCATGGGGTGGTTGGTGTCGACAGATCCACGCTACTCTGCTATCTGGGATCAGTCTACTGTGATGACTGCTGGTCAACGTGCCGAGTTGCAGAATGAGTTGTCCAACAAGGCTGGCAGTATGGCTATCGGTCAGATCATGTGGCAGTCGCTCATCAAGGCAATATCGCCTGGTGCTCCTATCTACGACTGGTACCAGAAGACCAAGGGTGGTCAGTCGTACGCCCAGATCCAGTTGGCTGACGCTTTCAACCGCATCTACGAGCAGGTTGGTGGCGACTACAATCTCGCATTCGGTGAGTTCACTGACGTCTTCGGCCCTGAGGCTGTCATGTCCATGATGAGCACTAACACCAATGAGATCGTCGGCACGAGTCAGGCATACGACTTCGCGACACACAACAGCGATTTGATGAACAAGTACATCAAGGAGATCCCGTACTTCTTCACTGGTGGTGACTATTCGATCCACTATGCGTCACTGTTGAAGGCTCGTGGTGAGGGCAAGGCGTTGTCTAACAATGATCTTATCCGTGAGGCTGATGCTGCGATGATCGCATCTATGCGTGGACAGTTGATGAAGAAGGCAGTGAAGTACGGTTACACTCCTGACTGGGTTGATGACCAGATGGCTAACATGAAGGGTCACTTGTTCCCTGGATATGAGCCGTTGCGTCCGAAGACTGCCAGCGACCGCAATAACCGTATCGCTCGTGTCGTCGAGATGGCTCGCGATCCTCGCATCCTTGAGACTGAGGCTGGCAAGGGTTTGAAGCAGTTCCTGCCTGTGTACATGAACATCAAGCAGCAGGCTGCTGATGCTGGCTACCGCAGTATCGCTGTGGATGATTTCGCTGCCGAACGTCAGATGTTGGATGATCTTGCCAACTCTATCGGCAAGAACAATCCTGATTTCAGTAACTTGTATAAGCGTGTTTTCTACTACGATATCAATGGGTGATAAGTATGAGTTGGTCTGACATTCCAATGGTTCGTACTGATACGAAGAAAACAAAGGGTGGCAAGTACACGAGGGGTGTGATTTCACGTCTGAGCGTGAATCCTGCCAATGTCCGTCCCGATGAGGCCAGTGGCATGGGTGGAACCAAGACTCGTGTTGTGTCAGGTGTTACGCGTATTGGGTACAAGTATCCAGATCCTGTTGGTTATGCTGCAACAGAGATTGCTAAACTTGATGATGCTGGTGTCAGCGACATGATTGCTCGCTTGTATCAGGCTGGATATTTCTCGCGCGAAGAAGCAAAACTGTTGATGTGGCGTGACGACAATGGTACTGTCGTGCCATATCCTGAGAAGACAACTACTTTGCGCAAGTTACTCACTCAAGCGATGACTGATGCGAACATGAATGGTGTCACATACCAGGAGTGGACTGCCTACCGCTACAACCAGATTGAGGCTGGTCAGCGTGGCGCTTTCCGTGGCGAGAGTGCTGCGGAGACGAAGAAGCAGGACAGTGCTGGTGGCCCGAAGACCAGCACTATCCGCACCCTGTACATCACTCCCCGCCAGACTGCTGACCGTAAGTTGGATGACTCGTTCAAGGAGATGTTCGGTCGGGTTGCTACGCAGAAGGAGAAGGACGAGTTCTACAAGTCTCTGTCCAAGAAGCAGAACAACCCGAAGAATGCCTCAGTGTACACGTCGACGACTGCCAATGGTATTCAACGTGCCTCGCAGACTGAGGCTGGCGTGAATGTCGATGACGAGATTGAGGACTTCGCGATCTCCAAGGTGAACTTCGCGAATGACAAGTCTATCGGTACTGGCACTATCCGTGAGAAGATTATTGCTTTGAAGAGTGCTGCCAGCGACTACGGCTCATCATTGTCGAAGAAGGATATCGTGAAGTATGGCACTGGTCTTGTTCGTGGTGAGTACACGGATGCGACTGTCCGTGAGCAGTTGGCTAATGCAGCGAAGGTCCACTACAGGGCGTTCAGCGACAAGATCACAAATGAGACCAGTGTTCGTGACCTTGCATCGAACTATATCACACGCAAGGCTCGTATTCTGGAACTCGACCCGTCTCAGATTGGTTTGAAGGATGTGGAGAACGCTATGACTGGTAATGTCCCCATGTCCTACCAGGAGTTTGACACTAG